CTTGAACTGGCAGTTGCTGGCTTCAAGGAGGGAGAAATTGACGTCACTGTAGAGAAAAATACTCTAACAGTAAGTGGTGAAAAAATTGCCACACAAAATGAAGAACAGTTGGCTTACTTGCACCGTGGTATTAGTGCTCGAAGTTTTGCTCGAACATTTACTATTGGTGATTACGTTGAAGTTGTAGATGCTGTAATTCAAGACGGCATTTTGACCATTGTTTTGGAACGTAAAATTCCAGAAGAAAAGAAGCCAAAGAAAATCGCTATTAATTATACCAAATAATAGCAACTAAAGTTTGGGGAGCAATTGCTCCCCAAGATAAATAATATTGTAAGGATTAAAATGAGCTTAATGGCAACAGAAACCAGTCAAACAACTAAACAGGATATTGTTATTAAAAAACCTAACATGTATAAAGTCATCTTTAACAATGATGATGCTACGCCGGCAGACTTTGTTAAAGAACTGTTGAAAATGGTTTTTCATCACAGCGATGAACGAGCACAGGAACTTACAACAGAAATACACAATCAAGGTCGCGGTGTTGCCGGCATTTACACGTTTGAAATAGCCGAGCAAAAGCATAATGAAGCAGTATATGTGGCTCGTAGCAATGGGCATCCGCTCAATGTTAATCTAGAATCTGAATAAATCCCAAAAAAAAATGCGTATAGAAGATGAAGTCAAATTAGACTACAGTGACGTCTTGATCCGTCCCAAGCGCAGCACTCTAGGTAGTCGTAGTGAAGTTGATCTTGTAAGATTTTATAAATTCAAACACAGTAGATATGAGTATGAAGGCATACCCATAATGGCTGCTAATATGGATGGCGTCGGAACAATGTCTATGGCTACAGCTTTGAGTCAACATAGACTGTTTACTTGTTTAATCAAAAGTTATAATAAAGATATAGAAAACTTTGATACATTCAGAGTGAATCCTGATAACTACGCTGTTAGCACAGGCACCAGTGAGGAAGATTTTCGTAACCTAAACACTATTGTCACAGGCCTTGGTAGTCAATTTATCTGTGTAGATGTGGCCAACGGTTATAGTGAACACTTTGGTGACTTCATTGAAGCAGTAAGAAATCGTTGGCCCAATAAAACAATCATTGCTGGTAACGTGGTCACAGCTGATATGACCCAAGAACTTATTTTACGAGGAGCTGATATTGTCAAAGTTGGAATCGGACCGGGATCGGTATGTACGACTCGGATACAAACTGGGGTTGGCTACCCTCAGCTTAGTGCTATTATTGAGTGCGCTGATGCTGCTCATGGGCTTGGTGCTCATATTATCGCAGATGGAGGGTGTACCTGTCCTGGTGACATAGCAAAAGCATTTGGCGCAGGCGCAGACTTCGTAATGCTCGGAGGTATGTTTGCTGGACATGATGAAGGTGGTGGGAAACCGATCTACAAATCGTTTCTAACCAATGAACTAGATAATAAAACCGGAGAACCCTTTGTAGATACGCAAGATTTTGTAGAATTCTACGGCATGAGTTCGGATACTGCTATGGAAAAGCATCACGGTGGTGTGGCGGAATATCGTAGCAGTGAAGGGCGCACTGTAGATGTTCCTTATCGTGGCCCAGTAACAAAAACTGTACTAGACATTTTAGGTGGCCTTCGTTCAACCTGCACTTATGTTGGTGCTGAAACACTAAAGCAATTGCCCAAATGCACTACATTTATTCGAGTCAATAATCAATACAATCGAACCTTTACGGGGTAATGTACGTAGAGAATATGCTGCGACGCAGCATAAATAATATAGTCACAATGAGGAAAATATCATGACTATATCAAGTTTTATGCTCAATATCCTTGAGCGATTAGCTGAGATGTTTCCCAAAGACGGTTATCAAAGTCGTTTGGAAGCATATTTGGCACGCCGCAGTATAACAGACGCGGCAACTCTTGACAATCTAATCAAAGAGTTTGAATACAATTCCCATAAGGAGTTTAACAGATGATTACCTATGTCTTAGCAGTATTTCATAAAATTTATCTAGCACTGGAAGCCAGCGGTCAAGCTCGTGCCCGTAGATACTTAAGAAATCATAATCCAGGAGCATGGCAATGACTTTTTTAAAAATGTTATATAGTGTATGGTGTGAAGGCTTATTAGCCAGTCATCTCACTCGACGTGGTCGTTGGCAAAGTGCTACTAAATTAATGAATCGATAATCATGGAACCCAGTTTATTAGCCACATTTATTGTGTTAATTGTTCTCTGCATCATAGTAGCCATTGACGAGGTATTGAGTCAAGAAATGCCGCTGGGTGAAGAATGGGACTTTTTAACGCCATTAAGTCGTCGCGACACAGAATTTTAATACACGAGGAGACAACAATGTTTAATCAACCTTTACTTTTCATCGACAGTGTGCAAAATGCCAAGAGGCAATTTGTAGACAAGTATGTGCAAAATCAAGACATTCGAAATGATATGATCATCTATATCGATGCACAAACTAAATTCTTACACAGTGCATTAGAAGCCACTAGCGGAATTATATCAACTTGTGGAAGAGAATTTTTACAAACTAAAGTGGAAAAGTTATTCAATCCTTTTGGTATTAATTGGCACAAGGCGGGCTGGGACGCTTGGGTTGACCAAAGTCGCGCAGAACAAAAAGCCTAATTAATAATAAATATCCCTGTAAGGGGATATTATGAAGGAAATACAGCAAACAAAACTTTTTCGCATGGTTAAAAAGTTCGACGAATATGATTGCGAATTCAAGCCTACTTTACAAGATTGTAAGGAAGTTTTTCGCATCATAAATCGAACTGTATTCAACAATGAATTAAGAACGCCCAACTTTAGACTGGTTCGCAGCAAAAAATATTGGGGCGAGTGCAAGGGTGACGAACAGGATGTGACCAAATGCACTATAAAAATCAACCGCAGATTTACCAGCAAGCGGGTTTTTGTTTACACTGTAGCACATGAAATGGTGCATCAGTGGGAGTGGCTAGTCTACGAAAACATGACGCATGGTCCAAAGTTTTTTCTTTGGCGCAACGAGCTAGCAAAATATGGTATAATTCTCAGTCGTAAATTCCCAAATAGCCGTCACAAAGGTTAATTGACACAAAATGGGCGTAGTGCTATACTACGACTATGATGAAACGTAAAACACGAACTGACCGTAATCACGCTGTATACGCTATTACCAACAATGTAACAGGCGACTTTTACATTGGGGTAACAGTGGCCAGCGGCAGCGTTGCCAAGAACCTTAAAGTGCGTTTTCAAAAGCATGTTCGTCGTGCTCTTACTGAAAGCAAAGCCTGGGCTCTCTGTGCTAGCATTAGGGAATTTGGACCCGAAGTGTTCAGCTACCAGCTCTTAGAAGTTGTGAGGGGCAAACGAGCTGCTCACAGCAGGGAGCGTGAAATCACAGCAGAACTAGCACCCACGCTGAACACGCTGTAAATTGACACAAAATCGGTTTGGTTGTATACTGTGCTTACAGTAAACAAAAAGGAGCAAGAGATGCAAGTAATGAAAGGTCCAATGATTCAAGGTCCCTTGTTCGAAGTCACTGTCACAGAGTATGAGCGTGGTTGGGGACAGCGGCTCTGCCCAGATGAGACAAGAATCTTCACCAACCGTCAAGATGCTGAGGCCTATGCTCGGACACGGAACTCAGGTACGGCAGAGATCTATTGGCGAGCAGACATCAGGCAGTTTGGTTGATAAGGAGCAGGAGATGAACAAGAGAATTAAAGAACTTGAAAAGCAGTCTGTTTTCTATAACGAAGATGAGGAAATCTGGGAAACTGACCTTGAAAAGTTCGCCCAGTTGATTGTTTACGATTTTCTTTCTGAATTGACCAATGATGACAGTCTTGGTGAAGCACGAATCGCAACAATCAAACGACTGGCTGAAAAATGGGGAGTAGCAAAATGATGAAACCCGTATGTCCGCACTGTCTCACGGAAATGAGAGCCCGATATTTTGTGGGCTACTACGAAAAATTTTCTTTTTGGGCCTGCGACTGCGAAGTTATCCCGGGTTCTACAATTGAAGCAGGGTCTTACTCACACGAAGAAAGTGGGCAAAGTGTTGAAGAATATTTTGGAGAACGCAATGAGAGTCATTAGTGATTTTGGGCTTGTTAGAATTGTCAGCACAGGTCTAGATCCCCGAGTCACTGGGTCCGACATTAATGTAGAATTTAGGGATTCTGACAACAGTGCCTGGGAATTCTACTGTGGATTCAACAGTTTCAGCGACGACTATGCTCACACCAATGCTCGTGAAGCCGCTGGTCGTGCTATCAAGGGCATAGCGGCAAGAAAAGCCGCTGCCTTTAATTGACACAAAATTGGGTTGGCTGTATACTGTAGGTATAGTAAGTAACAAGGAGCAGTTGAAATGGCAAAAT